ACTGCGCGCCGCGGCCGCGGCGCCTGTGTTGGCCGATGCGACGGCGGTCCTGCGCGAGTGGGTCACGATCGCGACGGCCGACCCGGGCGAACTGACCCGCGTGCGCCGGTACTGCTGTCGCTACTGCTACGGCGAGGGCGGCCGGTACCAGTGGGTCGACGGCGACGAATTCGCGGCCGCCGTGGCGCGCGTGGTCGAACTGAACGCGACGCGCAAGCGTCAAGCCGACCTGCCGTCGATCGAAGGGGGCTTCGGGTACGACCGCACCGAACCGCCGAATCCGGACTGCGCGAAGTGCTGCGGCGACGGCGAATTCGACGTGTACATCGCCGACACCGATTCGCTATCGCCCGGCGCGCGCAAGCTGTTCGCGGGCGTGAAGCTGACGCGCAACGGCGTCGAAGTGCAGATGCGCAGCCAAGACGGCGCGTTGACGAACATCGCGAAGTATCTGGGCATGCTGGCCGAACGCCATCGCATCGGCGGCGATCCGGACAACCCGACGCCGATCGGCACGTACGCGATTCCCGAAGGCGTCGACCCGCGCGAAGCGTCGCTGCTGTATCAGCAAGTCATCGCCGGGAAATGACGCAATGAACGCGCGCGCTGTCGAAGCGTTGCCCGCACCGGTCGCGTTCGATTTCCGCAACCCGGATTACACCGCCGTTTTTCGGCGGCGTCTGGATTTGCTGCAGCGGCTGCGCGCGAACCCCGAACTACTCGCCGCGTTCCGCGTTCACTACGCGAACCACCCGGCCGATTTCTTGAACGACTGGGGCGTCACGTTCGACCCGCGCAACATCGAACGCGGCATGCCGGCATTGATGCCGTTCGTCTTGTTCCCGCGGCAGCGCGAGTGCATCGATTGGATCATGGATCGGTGGCGCAGCAGCGAACCGGGGCTGATCGAAAAATCGCGCGACGTAGGGCTGTCGTGGATAACAGTCGGCCTTGGCTGTTCGCTGTGCATCTTCAACCGCGGGTTCGTCGTCGGCTACGGATCGCGAAAGGAAGAATACGTCGACAAGCTGGACAGCCCGAAATCGCTGTTCTACAAAGCGCGCCTGTTCCTTCGTTTCCTGCCGCCGGAATTCCGCGCCGGGTGGGACGAAAAGAAACACGCGCCGCACATGCGCATTACGTTCCCGCTGTCCGACAGTTGCATGACGGGCGAAGCGGGCGACAACATCGGCCGCGGCGACCGCACGTCGCTGTACTTCGTCGACGAGTCCGCGCACCTTGAACGCGCGATGTTGGTCGAAGCGTCGCTGTCGGCCACGACGAACTGCCGCATCGACCTGTCGTCGGTCAACGGCATGGATAACGTGTTCGCGCAGAAACGATGGGGCGGCCGCGTCAAGGTGTTCATTTTCGATTGGCGCGACGATCCGCGAAAGGACGACGCGTGGTACGCAAAGCAAGTCGCCGAAGCGGTCAGCCCGACGATCGTCGCGCAGGAAGTCGACCGCGATTATTCGGCATCGAAGGAAGGCATTCTGATTCCGGCCGCGTGGGTGCAAGCCGCGATCGATGCCGACAAGAAACTGGGCATCACGGTTCGCGGCGCCCGGCGCGGCGCCCAAGACGTGGCCGACGAAGGGAAGGACAAAAACGCGTTCGCCGGCACGTACGGCGTGCGTCTGGAACTGCTCGAAGAATGGAGCGGCAAAGGCGACGACATTTTCGGCACGACGACAAAGGCGTTCATGCTGTGCGACCAATTCGGTCTGTCCGAATTCGACTTCGATTCGGACGGGCTGGGCGTCGGCATGCGCGGCGATGCGCGCGTGTTGAACGATGCGCGCGCCAAGCAAGGCCGGGCCGCGATCGCCGCGCATCCGTGGCGCGGGTCTGGTGAAGTCGTCGACCCGAAAGCGCCCGTGCCGGCCGCGAAGGAACCGGAAGGGCACGACGCCAAAGCGATCACGAACGAAGATTTCTTCGCGAACCGCAAGGCGCAGGCATGGTGGAATCTGCGCGTTCGCTTCGAACGCACGTACCGCGCAGTCGAACACGGTGCGCCGTTCGATCCGAACGAAATCGTCGTGCTGTCGTCGGCGCTGCCGCTGCTGTCGCGACTGACGAACGAACTGTCGCAGCCGACGTGGAAGCAAAACGGCTCCGGGCAAATCGTGGTGAACAAGTCGCCGGACGGCATGGCGTCCCCCAATCTGGGCGACGCTGTTATGATGGTGTACAGCCCCCGGCCGCGTCGGCGCGCTGGGTTCCTTTCGGGTTAGGAGTTTCCCGCATGTTTTTCCGTCGACGCAAAACGCCCATCGTCAAGACCGTCGCGAACGTCGTTCGCCGCGTCCCGTTGCTGGGGCGACTGTTCGCGCCCACCCTGTTCGACGACAACGAAGGGCCCGGGCCCGGCGCCGAACTGCTGTCGCGCCGATTGAACGACGCGCTGTCGTCGCTGCCGGTGCGAGCGGGGCAGTTCGCCGCGGACGATTCGGCTGGCGTCAACACGATCAAGGCGCAGTACAGCATGGGCGGGCAGCCGATTTCCGACGTGCTGCTGTCGTGGTACATGTCGCAGGGTTTCATCGGCCACCAAGTCGCCGCGTTCATCGCGCAACATTGGCTGGTCGCGAAAGCGTGTTCGATGCCTGCGCGCGATGCGATCCGCAAGGGGTACACGATCCTGTCGGACAACGGCGACAAGCTGCCCGACGACCTGCTGCAGCGGATGAAGCGCGCGGACGAACGGTACCGGATCGACGCGCACATGCGGCAGTTCATCGATCAAGGTCGGGTGTTCGGCGTGCGCATCGCGCTGTTCAAGGTCGAATCGACGAACCCGAAATACTACGAATACCCGTTCAACCCGGACGGCGTGACGCCCGGCAGTTACCGCGGCATCGTGCAGGTTGACCCGTATTGGTGCGCGCCGGAACTCGACCAAGCCGCGGCCGCGAACCCGGCGTCGCTGCACTTCTACGAACCGACGTGGTGGATCATCGACGGCAAGCGGTATCACCGTTCGCATCTGGTCATCTTCCGCAACGGCGAAGTGCCCGACATGCTGAAACCGTCGTACCGCTACGGCGGCGTACCGGTGCCGCAGCAAATCATGGAACGCGTGTACGGCGCGGAACGCACCGCGTCCGAAGCGTTGCAACTGGCGATGACGAAGCGGACGACGACGTTCGGCACGGACGCCGCGCAGGCGCTGGCGAACCCGACGAAGTTTCAGGAATCGTTGCAAGCATGGGTCGCGTTCCGCGATAACTACGCGGTCAAGGTTCACGACAAAGACACCGAAGCGATGCAGCAGTTCGACACGGCGCTGTCGGACTTGGATGCGGTCATAATGACGCAGTACCAGTTGGTCGCCGCTGCGGCCGGCGTGCCCGCGACGAAGCTGATCGGCACGACGCCCAAGGGTTTTAACGCGACGGGCGAGTACGAAGAATCGAGTTACCACGAACATTTGGAATCCATCCAAGCGAACGACCTGCGGCCGCTGATCGAACGGCATCACCTGATGGTCATGCGGTCCGACATCGCGCCGCATCTGGACGGCGGAAAGCCCGTGTCGACTTCGGTGCGTTGGGAACCGTTGGACTCGCCGACGGAAACGGAAGTCGCGACCGTGCAGAAAACCAAAGCGGAGCGCGACAAAGTGCTGGTCGACGCGGGCGCGATCGACTACATCGACGTTCGCGACCGCTTGCGTCGCGACGAAGGTTCGGATTACTACGGCATCGCCGAAGCGGAACGCACGGACGACGCGGGCACCGGTCAGACGCTGGTCGCCACGGATGGCGCTGACCCGGTGCGACTGGTGTCGAATCAAAGCTACTTGAACCCGGACATCGTGGCCGAAAAGCAGGTCGCGGGCGATTTCGTCGTGCAGGTTTCGCCGATCTTCGTCGACGGCCGCGGCAACCGGTACCGCATCGTCATCGACGGGCACCATTCGTTGGCGGCCGCGCAGGCAGCGGGCGTCGCGCCGACCCTGATCGAAGGCGATTACGTCGACAGCGATTACGTGGTGTTGAATGCCCGCGCGTAAAGTCAAGCTGTCGCCACGCCGGCAGAAATGGGCGGACCAGTTCAAGCCGCAGCAACTGCGCGGGTCGACGTTGGTGCTGTCCGCAGGCGTGGAAGCGCGGTACGACGCGGCCGTGCAGAAACTGGTACGGCAGATGCTGGACGCCACCGAACGCGAAGTGACCGCGCTGTTTTCCGGCCCGGTCGCCGTCGCATCGCACGTCACGACCGACGCCAGCATTTCGAGTCAATCGCGCATCCTGATGAACGCGCTACACGATCGCTTTTCGGTGCTGTTCCGCGGCGCCGCGCGCGGGCTCGCCGAACGCATGGTCGACGAAGTGCAGACGAACAGCGCGACCGGCTTGCGGCGCAGCCTGCGCGAAATCGCCGGGAACATCACGATCAAAACGGACACGCTGAAATCCGGACCCGTGGCCGAAATCGTCAAAGCGTCCGTGCAGCAAAACGTGTCGCTGATTAAGTCGATCCCCGAACAGTATCTGGCCCGGGTGAATCGGGCGGTCACGCGCGCCATCACCAGCGGCAACGGGTTGCAAGACCTGCAGCCATTCTTCGAAAAAATGCGCGGCCAGACGGAACGATCGGCGCGCAACATGGCGTTGGACCAGACGCGCAAGGCGTACAACGCGATCAATGGCGAACGGATGAAGGGCGCCGGCATCCGTAAATTCGAATGGATACACACGGGCGGCGGCCAGAAGCCGCGGCCGGAACATGTCGAAATGCACGGCAACGTGTATTCGTTCGACGACCCGCCCGTCATCGACCCGCGGACCGGGGAAAAGGGGCTGCCGGGACAAGCCCCCAACTGTCGGTGTACTATGCGCCCGGTACTTGACTTTGGGGCGGAGGGGTGACTATGGGCGGGGCCGCAGGGGTGGCGATGGACCGGGCCGCGGTGTCGAAGCGGATCGCGGACGAAAACGGATGGTACGAAGTCCGCGACAACCCGCTGTCGAAAACGGGCGTGTTTCCGTATCTGGGCGCTACGCTCCCGAACGCGCCGGACCCGAACCGCGTGTACCGCGTGTACCGTCCGGCCGACGAACTGGCCGATCCGCAGTTTCTGGATTCGCTGCGCCTGATCCCGTTCGTCGACGATCACGAAATGTTGGGGGATGAAGCCGAAGGGTTGACCCCGGCGGAGCAATACGGCGTGCATGGCGTCATCGGCGAAAACGTGTATTTCGACGGTGCGTACGTGCGCGGCAATATCAAGGTTTTTTCGCAGGCGATCGCGTCGGCAATCGAACACCACAAGCGCGAATTGTCGCTGGGGTATCGGTGTGAATACGAGTGGTCGCCGGGCGAATATCAGGGCATCCCGTACGACGCTATCCAACGGCGCCTGCGGGGCAATCATCTTGCACTTGTGCAAGAGGGGCGGATGGGAAAGGACGTTGCCGTTCTCGACCACCAAACGTTCACAATCGATTCTTTGGAGTACATGACGATGGCAGACGAAAACGAAGGCGAGGGCGGCGGCGAACTGACGCTGGAACAGGTCGAACAGATGCTGCCGCGGCTCGCGCAGTTCGTGGAAAAGCTGGGCGCGCTGACGGGTAAGCCCGCGACGCCCCCGGCGGAAGGTGGCGAAGGCGACGGCAAGCCGCCGGCCGCAGCGCCGCCGGCCGCCAACGCGGGCGCGGAAGGGGGCGGCACCGAACCGCCGACCGGCGAAGGCGCCGCAAAGCAGATGGCGGTCACGGTCGACCGTCTGGCGTCGATGGATGCGAGCCTCCGCAAGATCGCGGCCGCGCTGGATTCGATCAAGGCAGCCAAGCCCGCAGCCGCGGTCGACGCCGCCGAACTGGCCCGGTCGGTCGCCGCCGACGCCGCCGACGCTCGCGCGCTGGCGACCCGGCTGGAACCGTTCGTGGGCGTGTTCGACCACGCGCGCATGAACCACGCCGACGTGGTGAAGTACGGCTGCGACAAACTCGGGCTGAAACCCGCGGCGGGGCAGGAACGCACCGCGGTCGAAGCGTACCTGCACGGCCGCGAAGCACCGAAGCCGATCCGCGCGGCGACCGCCGCAGACGCAGCCCCGGGCGGTGCCGTGGCGAAGTACATCGCCGGCAATGACGGCGCGAAAAAGGAGTAAGGCCCATGTTTCCGAGTACCGTTCGTTCCGACCTCGCTGCCGGCGTCGTTGGTGAACTCGCGTTCGAAGGCCCGCTGAACGGTGAACCCGTCCTGTTGGCGACGCCCGGCGAAGGTGGCGCGGCGAACAACGTCATCGGTCGTGCGTTCACCTACCTGTCGAATCCGGCAGGTGCCACCGAACCGAACCCCGTCCGCGCGGGCGGCACCGGCACGTTCGCCGGCATCCTCGCGTCGCCGAAGCTGTACGCCAACGCCGGCACCATCGACGGCGGATCGCTGTCGCCGAACATGACGCTGCGCAACGGCGAAGTCGGCGAAGTCGTGCAGATGACCCCGGGCATCTGGGTCGAATTCCCCGGCCCGTGCGCGGTCGGCAATCTCGTCATCTACAACACCACGACCGGCGCACTTGCCGCGCTCGCCGCCGGGGCCCCGCTGCCCGACGGGTACGCGCAGGCGCCGGGCGCTGTCGTCGCCCGCTACACCGATTCGCAGGTCGTCGCGCATCTGGCGTGCATCGCGCTGAACGGCCCGTGGCCGGTCGGTGCGCCCGGCGGTTCGTAATCCATCCACACACCGAAGGAACAGAAAGCAATGAACAAATCCATCGAACGAAGCGCGTTCGGTCCGCGCGACGTGCGTGTGTTCAACATGGACGCCGCCGCCGTCAACGAATTCGCCGCGCTGCATCTGATCGGCATCGGCATGCCGCAAGCGGTCGTGCGCCGCATGATGCAGGAATACGGCGCATTCGCGTCCGACGCACTCGACGCCGCCATCGCCGCCGGCATGGCCGTCGACAACCTGAACGGCACGCTGATGCCGTCCACCATCGCGACCCCCGTGCAGTTCCTGCAGAACTGGTTGCCCGGGTTCGTGCGCACGATCACCGCCGTCCGCAAGATCGATGCCCTGATCGGCATTTCGACTTCGGGTTCGTGGGACGACGAAGAAGTCGTGCAGGGCGTCATGGAACCGGTCGGCAAGGCCGTCGCCTACAGCGACAACACGAACATTCCGCTGTCGGGCTTCAACATCGGGTTCGAACGTCGCACCGTCGTCCGCTACGAAAAGGGCATGGCCGTCGGTGCGCTGGAAGAGGCGCGCGCCGCGCGGATCAAGGCCAACACCGCGGCGGAAAAACGCGGCGCCGCGGCGCTGTCGCTGGAAATCCTGCGCAACAAGATCGGGTTTTACGGTTTCAACGGCGGCGAGAATCGCACGTACGGATTCCTGAACGACCCGGCGTTGCCGTCGTACGTGACGGTCGCCACGGGCGCGGGCGGCGGTACCGAATGGAGCGGTAAAACGTTCCTCGAAATCACCGCCGACATCCGCGAAATCTTCGCGGCCCTGCAGACGAATTCCCGCGGCGTCATCGACGTGCGGAACTCGCCGATCACGCTGGCGATGGCGCTGTCGGCCGTCGAATATCTGGGCGTGACTTCCGATTTCGGCGTCAGCGTCGAAGACTGGATGCGCAAGACGTACCCGAAAGCGCGCGTCGAAACGGCCCCGGAACTCGACGGCGCGAACGGTGGCGAAAACGTCATGTACGCGTACGCCGAATCCGTGGACGACGGTGCGTCGGACGACTCGCGGACGTGGCTGCAGCTCGTGCCCGCCAAGTTTCAGATGCTGGGCGTCGAAAAGCAGGCGAAACGCTACGTCGAAGATTACGTCGGCGCGACTGCCGGCGTCCTGCTGAAACGTCCGTACGCCGTGCAGCGCCGCACCGGCATCTGACCACCGGCCGTTACATCCCACCCCATCTGCGGCCCGGTGCGATCCGGGCCGCAGAAACATCCGAAGGAAACCGCATCATGTCCAAGTTCGTTTATTCGACCCTCGCGTCGGACAACACGTACGTCAATTACGCCAAGGGCGATTCCGGCATGCCGCAGCGCGTCGGCGCGGGCGTCACCATCCGCGGCGGCGCGGGCGTCGCCGACAAGCGTCTGATTACCCCGCGCGGCGTCGTCACGGAAATCGACGACGGCCAGTTCGACTATCTGATCCAGAACCCGACGTTCAAACGCCACGTCGAACGCGGGTACATCGTGGTCGAAAACCGCCACGTCGACCCGGATCGCGTCGCGCCGAACATGGCCGACACCGACCCGTCGCGGCCGCCGACGGAAGACGACCTGAGTCAGACCGCGCCGGAAGTGAAGGTGTCCGCGGGTGCGATCACCGAAGACCCCGAACCGCCGACCGTTCCGGTTCGTGCGCCGCGTGGCGCCCGGGCCGCCAGCAAGTAAGGGAGCCCCGCCGATGGCCGCGCATACGTTCGACCCCGCGGCCTTTCGGTCGCAGTTCCCGCAGTTCGCCAGTGCGACGCAGTACCCGGACGGGATGCTGTCCGGGTACTTCACGATGGCGACGTGCTACATCGAACCGTTCGATTCGCCCCGGTTGCAAGGCGATTGCCTGCAACTGGCGCTGAACCTGATGACGGCGCATCTTGCCGTCGAATTCAGCATCGCGAACACCGGGGAAAATTCGGTCGGCATCATCACGTCGTCGACCATCGACAAAGTGAGCGTGACGCAGCAGGTTCCGCAAACGCGGAACGCGTGGCAATTCTTCCTGTCGAAGTCCGGATACGGGCAGCAACTGTGGGCACTGCTGTCGGGGCACGCGATCGGCGGGTTCATGGTCGGCGGTTCTATGGAGCGCGGCGCAGTGCGCAAGGCCGGCGGGGTGTTCTGACGTGGGCAAAGTGATTCGGAAACGCGAAGCTGTCGAACAGGTGCGCATCGCAGTCGAAGGGCTGGGCGGCACCGTGGGCAAAGTCGGGTATTTCGAGTCGTCGAAGTATCCCGACGGCACGCCGGTCGCGTACGTTGCGGCAATTCAAGAATTCGGCGCCGAAGAACAGGGCATCCCGGCACGCCCCACGATGCGCCCCACGATCGCGGCGCAGTCGCCGGAGTGGGCCCGCCAGTTCGGCGCGGGCGCGCGCGCTGTTGTGCAAGGCAAGACCACCGCGCCGAAAGTCATGGAAGCCGTCGGCATGCTCGCTGCCGGTGACGTGCGCAAGGCGATCGCGGAACTGTCGGCGCCGCCGTTGGCGGAATCGACCGTGGCCGCACGTCGACGCCGCTACGCCGACAAGAAAACGAAAGGCAACCTGTCGAAACCGCTGGTCGACACCGCGGTCATGGTCAACGCGTTGACGCACGTCGTCGAAGGGGGCGGGTCGTGAGCGTACCGGGGAACAACCTGCTGCGGCAGGCGTTGCGTCTGATTCGCCCGCAGACGGTGGCGTACTTCCGCGCAGTCGGCCGCACGACGGCGCCCGGGGGCCGCGACGTGACGCAGTTCGCGCCGGCCGAAACGCTCGCAAACGTCAGCGTGCAGGCCGTGCCGCTGTCGCGGTACGAAATGTTGGGGCTGGATTTCCAAAAAGTGTACGTGTCGCTGTTCGCGCCGGCCAGTGTGACCGGCATCGCCCGGGATCGGGCCGGCGATGAATTTCTGTGGAACAACCAGCGGTATGCGGTCGTCATGGAAACGTCGTGGTTCGCGCAAGACGGATGGACGAATACCGTCGGCGTTCTGATCGGCTTGGGGTCATCTTCGTCGGTGGAGACATGAACGAAAATCCCCTGTACGTTGCGGTGCGCTCCCTGTTAACGGGCCGACTGCCCGCGCGTGGCGTTTCTGCGCAAGTCAAACGCAGCGAACAGCCAACGCAGCAAGGCGCGCCGTCACAGGCTACGATTTTTTACACGGTCGTTTCGAACATCCGGTACGGATTCGAACAGCGCGCCGACGTTTGGAACCCGACGACGGAATCGTTCGATCACGTGCAATCGCAGCAAATTGAAACGACCCTGCAGTTTACCGCGTTGGCGCCGCAGAACCCGGCCGACGATGCGGAACTGACGACGACGGACATGCTGAACGCCGCCGCGTCGATCATTGGTTCCGACTCCGGTCGCGCCTTCCTGCGGTCGCAGGGCGTGGCCGTGCTGCGGATACGGGATGTCCGCGTGGTGTATTCTGTAGATGACCGCGGGCAACACAAGCCGAACCCGTCGTTCGACGCGGTGTTCACCCATCGCGTTACCTACGTCGAACAAGTCCCTGTCGTGGTCGGGCAGGAAATCGAAATCCACCGTGTCTAAGGAGTCATCACCGTGACCATCCGTTTCAGCAAATACGTTCGGATCACCAGCGGGGTCGGCGGAAACGCGGCAGTGCGCCAACGCGATTTGATCGGTCGCGTTTTTTCGTCTGCTGCGATCCTGTCGCCCGACAGTATCATCGAGTTCGCCGACGCGAACAGCGTGGGCGAATACTTCGGGTTCGAATCCGACGAATACGCCCGCGCGGCGTTCTATTTTTCCTATATCTCCGCAACGCTGGGCGTACCGCAGCGCATCGGGTACGCGCTCTACTCCCCCACCGGCAACGGCGCGGGCGTGTTCGGCGATACCAGCCCGGCACTTCTGTCGCAGTTGGTGTTGGCGACGGCGGGCGGTCTGGTCGTCAACATCGACGGCACCGCGTACCCGGTCACGGGTGCGGACATGTCCGGCGCGGCGTCTCTGTCCGACATCGCGTCGGAAGTCACGTCGGCGATCCAAGCCGCCAGCGCCGACCCGGCCATCGCGAACGCGACGGTGACGTATGACGCGATCGCGGGCCGTTTCGTTTTCTCGACCAACTACATCGCGAACCAGACGGCGACCATCACGTCGAACAGCGTCGGCGTCAACGACCTCGCTGCGGCGCTGGGGCTGCGCGTGGCCGACGGTGCCGTCAGCGTGGCCGGTACCGATCCGCAGACGCCCGCCGAAGCGTTCGCCGCGTCCGAAGCCGTGTCGAACAACTTCGGTTCGTTCGTGTTCACCGACGCGCTGTCGCTGTCCGAACACGAAACCGTCGCCGCGGCGAACGCCGGGAAAAACGTCATGTACCAATACATGGTGCCGGTGCTGCGCGCGGACGCGTCGACGTGGGGCGCGGCGCTGGCGGGGTATCAGGGTACGGGCGTCACGCTGTCCCCGATCGCGGGCGAGTACCCGGAAATGTTCCCGATGGTGCAGCTTGCGGCCACGAACTATGATCGACGCGGCGCCGTGTCGACGTACATGTTCAAGTCGATCGGCGGACTGACTGCGACCGTCACCACCGACGCGGAGTCGGACGCACTCGACGCGCTGCGCGTGAACTATTACGGCAATACGCAGACGGCCGGGCAGGTTCTGAGTTTCTACCAACGCGGCGTGCTGATGGGCGGCCCGACTGCCCCGCTCGACATGAACGTGTACGCGAACGAACAGTGGTTGAAGGACCACGCCGCCGCCGGGATCATGTCGCTGCTGACTTCGACGGGCCGCGTCCCGGCGAACGATTCGGGACGCGGGCAACTGCTGACGGTGCTGCAGGATTCCATCGACGCGGCGCTGTTGAACGGCACGATTAGCGTCGGCCGTACGTTCACCGCACAGCAGCGCGCGTACATCACCACGATCACGGGCGACCCGCTGGCGTGGCACCAAGTCCAGAACGCGGGGTACTGGGTCGACGTGCGGATCGTTCCGTCGGCGGGCCCGGGCGGCACGACCGAATACAAGGCCGTGTACACCCTGCTGTACGCCAAAGACGACGCGATTCGCTTCGTCGACGGCGCCCACTCTCTCGTGTAAGGAGCGCAACCCATGCAAGACATTTCCGGTTTCGGCTCGCGCGTCACGGTGCGCGCGAGCGTCACTTTTCCGCAGGGGTTCACCCTGACCCAGTTCCCCGACGACGCGGACCCGTTCGACTCTCCGGCGCTGCAGATCGCCGACAAGGCGATGGGTTTGAACGGCGACATGGTGAAGTGGAGCAAGGCCAATCCGGTCCCGCTGACCCTGAGCGTGATTCCCGATACCGACGACGACCGCAACATGGCCGTGCTGTTCGAAGCGAACCGCGTCGCACGCGGCAAGCAATCGGCGCGCGATGTCATCACCGTGACCATCGTGTACCCCGACGGCAAGACGAAGACGTTTTCGCAGGGCTGCGTCACCGACGGGCCGCCGGCCACGGGTGTCGCCAGCGCCGGGCGCAAGAAAACGAAATCGTACGTCTTCGCCTTCGAAACGCTGGCGGAGGCATAAGCCGTGCTGAACCCCAAGACGGTCCCGATCGAATGCCGCGACGGCACGAAAAAGGATTTCGTGCTGACGCATTTCCCGGCCATCCCCGGCCGGGAAATCGTCACGCAATACCCGCTGACCGCGATTCCGAAGGTCGGCGAGTACGGCGCGAATCAAGCGGTCATGTTGAAGCTGATGTCGTACGTCGGCGTGCCCACTCCGGACGGCGGCACGCTGCTGCTGACGACCGAAGCCCTTGTCAACAACCACGTGCCGGACTTCGAATGCTTGATGCGGATCGAAGCGGCGATGTTGGAGTACAACTGCAGTTTTTTCGGGACAGGGAAGCTCTCCACTTTCTTCGACACTATCGCAACGAAAGCCCAAGCGTTGATTATCCGAACGTTGACGGACTTTTCGCAGCGATCGAAGGGGAAAAGCTAGCTTCCCGGCACGAACTGCGCACCGTGTACACGCTGCGCGACGCGTTGGAAATGTGGGAAATCATCGCGGTGCGCAGGTACAACGAATGGCTGGCGATGGAACACGCAAAACGGGGCCGGTAGAACATGGCGAGCATCCTTGACACCTTCCTTTTCATCTTCGAATCCGACGCGTCCAAGCTAAACAAGGGCGTCGACGAAGCGGACAAGAAAACCGAAAAACTCGAAGACGGGCTGCAGAACGCAGACGGCGCCGCCGGCATGCTGGGCGGTTCGCTGGTGAAGGTTGCCGGGGCGGTCGGCGGGATGCTCGCCAGCTTTGTCGCGTTCGGTACGATCAAATCGATCGTCATGGAAACCGCCGCGCAAATCGACGACCTCGGCGACGCGGCGGCGGCGCTTGATCTTCGCCCGGAAGACCTGTCGGCGTGGACACAGGCCGCCGTCGCAGCCGATGGAACCACGGAAGGTTTTATCGGGTCGCTTAACACGTTCAACACTGGGTTGAACGCGATTGCAACCAAGGGCAAAGGTTTGATGCTCCCGTTCCTGCAGGAACTGGGGTTGTCGATGGCGGATATCAAAGAGGGTGCGAAAGACCCGCTGTCGGCACTGGTCAAGATGTCCGACAAGTTCAAAGACCTGTCGCGCGCCGAAGCCGCCGGCCTTGGTTCTAAACTGGGTTTGGATCAAGGGACGATCAATCTGCTGTCGCTGGGACGCCGCGGAATCACGGAACTGATCGAACGGCAAAAAGAATTGGGCGTTGTGACCGCCGAACAGGTCGAAGAAGCGGGCAAATTCGACCTTGCGATGAAGGAATGGAACGCTACGTTTTCCGACGTGAAGCGCGAACTAACGCTGACGCTGCTGCCGCCGATCACGTGGTTTTTCCAACGCATGCGCGAAGTCGTCGCATGGATGGCCGACCACAAAACGTTCGTGCTGACGTTCTTCGGCGCGCTCGCAACGGTGTTGGTCGCCGTCTACGCGCCCGCCGCATGGTCGGCTGCGGCCGCGACGTGGGCGCTTGTCGCCCCGTACGTGGCGATCGTTGCGGCGGTACTCGCGTTCGCCGCGGTGTTGGCGCTGGTCGTCGACGACCTGTACGCGTTCGGGCAGGGGAACGATTCCGTCATCGGCGAAATCGCCAAGAAATGGCCCATCGTGGGCGATGCGATCCGCGGCATCGGCAAGGCGCTTGCGTGGCTGATGGCGGCGTCGATGGCGTTTACGCAGCTTTTCGTCGACTTGATCGCCAACGGCCCCGAAGCCGCCATCTACAATTTTTCCGAAGCGATCAAATTTCTAGTTTCGGACATTGCCGGCGAATTCCCGATCGTGGGCGAAGCATTCGACACGCTGACTTCGGGCATGCAAAGCGCGATTGAAGGCGTCGTCGCGGTGTGGGAATGGCTGGTCGAAAAAGTACAGGCGGGAATCGAACTGTTCGCGAAAGCGATGGACTGGTGGGACAAGGCGAATTCCGTCAGCATCACGGGCGGGAAAAACCCCCTGTTCGGACCGCCGTCGACGGCTGCCGCGAACCCGTTTGTCGACAAGAAAACCGCGGCCGCCGTTGCAGCCGGGCGGCAACAAATCGCCGCCACAAGCAACCCCATCGCCGCGCAGACTTCGAACAGCATCACCAACCAGAACCAACGCACTGTGAACAAGACCGTTCAGACGGGCCCGATCACGGTGCAGACGCAAGCGACGGACGGCAAGCAAGTCGCGTCCGCGCTGGGGGACGAACTCGGCAAGCAGATGCGGTACGCTATCAACGACAGCGACGACGGGGTACTGGCATGACGACCGATGTCGTCGGCATTTTCGATGCCGATTTTCAGCAGTTGGTTCCGGACGGTCGCCCGATCAAAGCGACTGTCAAGCCCGGAACGAAATTCATGGAACACCCGATGGAAGACGGCAGCACCATCGTCGACCATCGGGTGTTCTTGCCCGTCGAAATCGAATTGACGATGGTGCTGCAGGGCGCGCAAGAATCGGCGGCGGTGTACCAGCGCGTGCGCGAGATATTCCGCCAAGCGGAAACGATCACGGTGCAGACGAAAGCCGGGTCGTATCCGAACATGGCGATCGAATCCATGCCGCACGACGAAACGCCGGAAGTCTTCGACGCGATTCCGCTGGTATTGAAGCTGCGCGAAGCGCAGTTCGTCGCCGCGCAGTTTCAGGCACTGCCGCCGAAGTCGGTAGCGGCCGGCGCTGACGGCAAGGGACGCCGGAACGCGTCGACTGTGAAGCGCGGCGAACAGTCGGGCAAGCCGGAGTCGTCCGGATCGAAACGCAGTTCGTCGGTGCTGTACGGCTTGTTCTACGGGGGGAAAGGGTAATGCCGACCATCGTGCCACTTGACGCAATCCCGAACCAGTCCGTTACGATCCAGCTTGACGGCCGCCGGTACGAACTGCGCGTGCAGGAAATCGGCGGCATGATGGCCGTGACCATCACGCGCGACGGCGTGCGGCTGCTGTCGGGCGCGCGCGCGGCGGCGGGTACTCCGGTCCTGCGATACGCGCACCTGTGGGCAGGCGTGGGCGACTTCATTTTCACGAACACCGACGAAGGCGTCGCGCCCTATTACACCGACTTCGGCGTGTCGTGTTTCTTGGTTTTCTCGACGGCGGCCGAAATCGCGGGGGCGGTCGGCGATGTCTGAGTTTGACGAACGAATCTTGCGCGTCGGCATCGAAATCGACGGGCAACTGGCGGTGTACGAAGGGTTGGCGATGTTTGTGACCGTCAGCAAGTTCGCGAACCCGCTGCAAAACGAATGCGAAGTCAAGATCACCAACCTGACCCGGGAGCATCGCGCGTACCTGCTGCACGAAACTAGCCCGTTCAACACAAACCGCAAACCGAAACGTGTCGTCATCGAAGCGGGGCGCGTGTCGACTGGGGCGTTCCGAATCTTCGAAGGCGACATTACCGAAGCGACGCCGACGCAGGCGCCCGACATCGCGTTGACGCTGAAATCGAAAACGGGGCAGTACCAGAAAGGCAACGTCATCGCCGTGTCGCACCCGGCGCAAACGAAGCTGTCCGCAATCGCGCAGCGCGCAGCGAAGTCGCTGGGGCTGGTGTTGGTGTTCGAAGCGGAAGACAAGAACGTGTCGAACTACACGTTCAGCGGCGGCGCCCTGAACGAAGTTCGGAAGCTGGGCGACGCGGGCCGCGTGAACGCGTTTGTCGACGACACGCGTCTGGTCGTGAAAGACTACAACGCACCGTTGCAACAGACGACGCACGTTCTAAGCAAGAACAGCGGCATGGTCGGTATCCCTGAAATCACCGAACAAGGTGTGAAGGTTCGGTATCTTCTCGACCCCAAGTCGCAGTTAGGCGGTTCGCTGACGCTCGAAAGCGAAATCAATCCGGCCGTCAACGGCGAATACGTCATATACAAACTGTCGTACGAACTCGCGAACCGTGACGTGCCGTTCTACTGCATCGCAGAGTGCAAACGCAAAGGGGCGAAGTAATGGCCGACGAAAACGCCACCCCAAGTAAAGACCCCGCCGACGAAGGTACCCTAGCGGGCACTTTCCGGCAGGTCTTCCGTAAGCTGCTGCAGAATGTCGACGGCATGCTGCCGGCGGTCGTGGAATCGTACGATCGCGAAGCCAACGTCGCCACCGTGCACCCCGTGATTGCGCTGCTGACCACGACGGGCGCGAAGGTTCCCCGCGCCGCGGTTGCGCGCGTCCCGGTGCTGGCGTTGGGTGGCGGCGGGTTCGTTCTCAACTTCCCGTTGAAACAGGGGGACCGGGGGTGGATCGAAGCCAGCGACCGCGACATATCGCTGTTCGTGCAGTCGATGAACGACGCGCACCCGAACACGCTGCGCATGCATTCGTTCGAAGACGGCCGGTTCATCCCCGACGTGTTCGGCGCGTTCGAAGTCGGCGACGTGGCCGACGATGCCGTGACGTTGCAATCGTACGACGGGTCGGTTCGAATCGAAATGTCGCCGACGCGCATCCGGTACGTCGCGCCGTTGCACGAATTCGACGGGCTCGCCAAGTTCAACGACGGCGTACATACTTTCGGCGACCTGAAAAACAACAATGTCGATGTCGGGTCGAACCATCCACATTCCGGCGTCCAAACGGGCGGCGGCAACAGCGGGCCCCCCGTGCCATGACGAAGACGTTCGAAAGCAATGCGGCAAACGATCTTGTGCGGGGCGCCGACGGGAATCTGTCGATCGTGTCCGGGCTTGCGGCGGTGTCCCTGAACTGTCGGTCGGCAATGCAGGCGCAGCGCGGCGAAATGGTGTACGCGGCGGACCGCGGGATTCCCACTCTCGGCACCGTCTGGAACGCGTACCGCCCGGCGCAGTTCGAAGCGGCGGCCCGTGCGGCTTTGCGCCGGGTCGACGGCGTGCTGTCGATCGACGAATTCACCGTGGCCCGGGCCGGGGACACCTTCGGGTATACTGCGGTCATCCGGACGGCGTACGGGAGGGCGGCGGTCAATGGCGGGGTATAACTACATCGACAAAACCGGCGTCATCATCCCCGACACGGCGGATTTGCTCGCACAAGTGCAGCAGGAATACCGCACTGCTTTCGGGGATGACTTGTCGGTCGACCCGGAGACGCCGCAAGGCGTGCTGATTACTGGCGAAACTGCTGCGCGCTCCGATGTCGTGCGCATGCTGGCCGAACTCGCGAATCAGGTGAACCCGGACGTATCCGGCGGCGTGTTTCTGGACGCGCTGTGCGCGTTGCTGGGGCTGGAACGCGCCGTGGCAACGCGCACGTTCGTCCCGGGCGTGGCGATGACCGGGCAGCCGCAGACGGTCGTTCCGGCCGGCGTCCGGGCGCGCAGTGCAGGCGGCGCCCTGTTCCGGTCGGTCGGTGCGGTGCGACTGAACGACGCGGGGAACGGCGCTGTTGACTTCGAAGCGGTCGACCTTGGCGCGGTTCCCGCTCCGGCGAATTCGATCGTTTCGATCATCGACGCGGTTCTGGGTTGGGAGACGGTCAACAACCCGAACGCCGGCATTCTCGGCACCGACGAACAGTCCGACGAATCGTTGCGCCTGCTGCGCCGGCAGACGCTTGCGCGGCAGGGAATCAGCGTGTCGGAAGCGGTCACGTCGGCGGTGTACGCGCTGCCCGGCGTGCGTTCGCTGCAGTACCGGGAAAACACGTCGGACAGCCCGGCCACGATCGACGGAATCGCGATGGTCGCGCATTCGGTGTGGGTGTGCGTCTACGGCGGCACCGATGCCGACATCGCGCTGGCGCTGCTGTCGAACAAGACGGCCGGCGCCGATTGGAACGGGGCCGTGACGGTCGATGTCGTCGACCAGTTCAGCGGGCAAACCTACCCGGTCAAGTTCGAACGTCCGACCGAAGTGCCGTTTTTCTTCCGCGTCACGGTTCGCCGTGGCACCTACACGGGAGACATACAAACCGCGGTGCGTTCCAGCGTGGTCGACTACGCGAACGGTGCGATTCCGGGCGAACGCGGATTCGTGGTCGGCGGTGCTGTGTCGCCGTTCGAAGTCGGCGGCGCAGTCGTGTCGACGCTGCCGGGCCTGTTCGTGGCGAACGTGGAAATTCTGCGCCCGGACGAACCGGGCGGCGGTTCGTACCGTCCCGAAGAATACGTGTTGGCGTTGGACGAAGTGGCGACCGTGCAATCGTCGTCGATCACGGTAATCGAAGTATGACCCGGGTTCAGCAGTTCGACTTTTCGGTGTCGATCCTGCGCGCGATGCTGTGGCAGCACAACCGCGCGGAGCGCATGCGCGCGCTGCTGGAACTGAAAAAACAGTGGTACGACACCAACGTCGGGCAGTTCTGGGCCGATTGGATTCGCGACGTGTTCGACCTGCGCACGGCCAACGGCTTCGGCTGCCAAGTCTGGGCGCGGATTCTTGGCATCCAACTTGCGCCCGCGCTGGAACCGACGAACCCGGACGCGCCGACTTTTTCGTTCGGCGAAGACAACGAGAATTTCGAGCGCGGAAACTTCGGCCAGACGGGCGCGGCGAACGTGCGTCTGACGGTGGAACAACAGCGGATCGTGCTGCGGCTGCGGTACTTCCAATTGGTGACGCGCTGCGCGGTTCCGGAAATCAATCGGTTCATGCGGTACATCTTCCGCGACTTGGGGCCCGTCTACGTTCTCGACGGAAACGACATGTCGCAGATCACGTACGTTTTCGGTTTTCAGCCCGACGCGCGGCTGGCATTCATTCTGCAGGCGTACGACCTACTGCCGCGGCCGTCAACCGTCGGCGTCGGGTACATCGTATTGACTCGCCCGTCGTTCGGGTTCGAAGACACGAACCAGAATTTCGAGCGCGGCACGTTCAACGACAACCAACTGTAAGAGGCCCCGACATGGACCAGCGATTTTTCGCGCAACCCTTCGCCGTCAACGGCGACCGCACCGTCGTCCCCGATCCGGTGCAGTCGAACGGGTCGGTCAGCTTCGACCAAGGCTTCGGCTTCGACTACGAACGCGAACTGGGCGTCGACCCCGATGCGAAGCCCGTGCCGCGCGACGCGACGAATTACCTGTTCTACGCGCTGACGCAGGCCGTCGGCCAGTACCAGACCGCCGGCATTCCGGAATTCATCACCGCGGCCGACAACGGCGGCGCTGCGTACGCATACGGCCGCGGCGTCATGGTGCGGTACCGGGCAGCCCCGGGCGACCCGTTCGTGACGTACGTGTCGAAGACGGCGGGCAACACCAGCGTTCCGGGCGCGACGACCGACTGGGGCACGTGGATTTTCGAAGCGGCCGACAACAGCGACACCACGTCGACGGACAAGATCGCGACCCCGGCGTACGTGACCGCCCGGCTTGCGGCGCTGTCGTTCAGCGTGCCACAGGCGACGACGACCGTCAGCGGCCGCACGCGCTACGCCACGGGCGGGGAGGCCACCGCCGGCACCGTGACCGACGCCGCCGTGACGCCCGCCGCGCTCGCTGCAGCCGCTACGGCGGGCAACTGGGCGACGCCACAGGCGACGACGACCGTCAGCGGCCGCACGCGCTACGCCACGGGCGGGGAGGCCACCGCCGGCACCGTGACCGACGCCGCCGTGACGCCCGCCGCGCTCGCTGCAGCCGCTACGGCGGGCAACTGGGCGACGCCACAGGCGACGACGACCGTCAGCGGCCGCACGCGCTACGCCACGGGCGGGGAGGCCACCGCCGGCACCGTGACCGACGCCGCCGTGACGCCCGCCGCGCTCGCTGCAGCCGTACCGCAGGCAACCACCGGTACCGCCGGCCGCACGCGCTACGCCACGGCGGGGGAAACGACTGCGCAGGCCGTGGTCGATGCCGCCGTGACGCCGGCCGGGCTGACCGGGTACGCGAAGCTGTCGACGAACGTCACGTTCGGCAACGTGACGGCCACGGGGTACGACACCGCGTCGTCGGCGCGGATCAAAGACGTTTTCCCCGAACCGTTCCCGTACGGCCTGCGCGAAGTGCTGCGCATCCGGCCCGTCGTCGGCGCGTACCGCCGCGACTACTCGCACCCGCCGGGCGGCCTGTCGGAAAATCGTGCGCGGCTGTTCCTGATCGCGGAGCAGGCCGGGGCGTACGTGCCGGAAGCGATGACGCCGGACGGCACGACCTACCGCGGCGAAGCGGTGCCGACGCTGGATTACAGCCAGTTCGTGCCGGTGCTGATCGCCGCGCTGCAGCAGGAACACCGCGCCCGGGTGCTGTGGCAGCGCATCGGTGCGGCCGCGCTCGCCGCGCTCGCCGTCTGGCAGATGGTGGGGTGACGCATGGCGACGCCCTACAAATCCGGCGGCGTCGATTTTGACGCCCTGTTCGACCCCTACGTCACCGGCACGTACGCCCCGGTCACGAACCGCCGCATCGGCGGCGTCGACCTGAACCAGCGATACGCACCGATCCAATTCGGCACGAAAGGCCCCGACGTGGGGTACCGCGTGGGCGGCGTCGACATTTCGAATTTCTTCGCGGCGTTCGGTACGGCCCGGTATGTCGCGGCCGACGCCGGGCTGCCGTCGTCCATCATCGATTATCAGGTCAGTCCTTCGGGGCCGGTTACGTCCACGGCATCGTTTCAACTCTACCGGGACGGCACGACCGCGTGGTTTCCGTCGGGTACGGGGGAATGGTATTCGTCTGCACCGCCAACGATCGGTGACGACTACGATGTCGAATTTTCGATCGTATCGGGCAATAGCGCCGGTACGCTATCCGGGTCGGCGTTGAACACCCGACTGCGCCTAGATTCGGCGCGCGGGCTGACTTTGGCCGTCACGCGCACCACGTCCGGGGCGATCCGCGCGACCCGTCAAATTCGCGTGCGAATCTATCGCCGGTCCGACAGCGCGATCGTCGCGACCACGTTCGTCACACTCCAAGCCGAAGCGGATATTTCCTGATGAATACCGAACCGAACTACCTGATCGCCGCGCGCCGCGACATCGGCGTGCGCGAAATCAAAGGCCCGCGCCACAACGCGCGCATTTCGCAGATGCTGCAGCGTCTGGGCGCATGGTGGCGTGACGACGAAACCCCGTGGTGCGGCGTTGCCGTCGGCGCATGGTTGTCGGAATGCGGGTACGCCGTGCCGAAAGCCTATTTCCGCGCGCTCGCATGGGCCGACTATGGCACGGCCTGCCGCGGCCCGGCGCAAGGCGCGATCGCGGTGCTGACGCGTCAAGGCGGCGGCCACGTCGCCATCGTGACCGGGGTCACTCGCGACGGGGCGTACGTGCGGTTGCTGGGCGGCAACCAAGGGGACGCCGTGTGCGAAGCGTGGTTCCCGGCGACGCGCGTCACTGCGTACCGCCTGCCCCCGGGCGTCGCGTTCCGGCCGGCAACCGTTGCGCTTCGGGGTGCGCTGTCGCAGAGTGAAGCATAAATCGCCAACGTCAAAGGGGAAGACGGCATGAAAATCGACGTATTGAAAGACCTGTTCGCGTCCGCGTACGTGGGCGCAGCGACGGCCGGCACGGTGTCCCGGGTCGCAGAAACGCATGCGGTCGGATGGTGGGCCGTTGCGATCTTCGGAATCCCGCTGTCCGTACTGGCGGCCGCGCTTGTCGGCGCGTCGATTCGTGCGTTCCGCGACGGCGTGCAGCCGGACCGCAAGATTCCGCACCATGCGTTGGGCGTGACGTTCGACGGCTTCATCGGCGGATGGTTCGCGATGTTCGTCGTCGGGTTCAGCTACACGCACCCGCACGTGAAAGATATTGCCCCGGAAATTCTGGGCGGGTTCGGCGGGCTGCTGACTGAGTTCGTCCGCACCAACGGCAAAAAGTGGTTCGAACAGTTCTATTCCGCCGCGCTGTCGCGCGTGAAACGCCAACCGACCGGAGGGGCCCCGCAGTGAAAACGCTGATCGTATGTTTCGATGTTTCGATGTTGCTCGCCCTGTGGTGGGCATCGCTGGTATTCCTGCACAAGTCCGGCCACGTGCAGACGTGGCGCGACGCGGTGCTGACTGCCGGGCTCGTCGGGACGAAGGTGTTCGCCTTCGTCGGCGCGCTCGCCGTCGGTACCGCCGCGACGCCGCTGCCCCTGTGGGCGCGCGGGCTCGTCACTGCAGCCGTCGTGGTCGCCGCGCACGCATACGACCACAGGTTCGGAATTCTGCGCCATGTGGGGATGGCCGTCACCGCTGTTTTCAAAAGGAAGACGACATGAACCCTTTGATGTTCCTTCGCGGCGAAACTCTCGGCAAAACGATTTACAATTACGTCGCGGCCGTCGTGCTGCTGATCGTAATTATCTGGGTCGGCTGGGGGCTTGCGACGGGGAAATACTGGAAGTGGAAAGCCGACCGGCTGGAAACGCGCGCTGAAAATGCGGAAGCCGTCGCGGCGACTGCGACAGTGAACGCGGAAAATGCCAACGGGTCGGCAGCCAACGCGACCGCCACCCGTGCCGGCATGGACGGCCAGACCATCGAAATACGCGTGCGCACCGAAGACGCCGCCCGGAGGATCGAAACCCATGTACCGACCGATGTTGACGCTGGCGGCGCTGTTCCTGCTGACATCCTGCGCGAACTGGAAGGTGCGCACGATCGCGCCGGAGCCGCCGCGGATCGACTGCAGCGAACGCGCCCCCGCTGAACCGCTGCCGCGCAACGCGGCGCCAACGTTCCCGCCGCTGCCGGCGCCCGGGGCGCCGTACGACGCATGGCGGGCGTACCTCGCCACCGTGCATGCCCGGTGGGGCAGCCACACGCTGCGCGCGTTCGGGGCGTACGAATCGGCCGTGGCGCAGCGCGTGGCGACCGCGGAATGTCTCGACCGGGAACGGGACGCCGGGCGCATCCGGTAGCGCAAAAAGAACGGGCCGGGCGCTTCGTCAGCAACCCGGCCCGTTCGCCCTTCCCGCAGGTCCGGCGACGCATCCGTACGCCGCGGTCCTACCTTAAACCGACTTCCTGCGCCCCGTCAAGGGGCGTTCGTGTTCTGGCGCTTCGGCCGATGCCGGTCGGCAACCTGCTGCAGCAGGTCCGACGAATGTTCGATGCTGTTCGTCAGGCGCTGCCCGGTTTCCAGCGCTGCCCGTTCGTGCGGCTGCAGGGAGTCGGCAGGCGTCAGCGTGCCGGCGGCGATCGCGTCGACCGTCTCGCGGTGCTGCCGGTCCGTCCGGGCGCCGATCGCGGCGAACAGCGTCAGAAAGAACAGGGCGAGCAGGAAGCCGAAAAAGTAACGTTTCATGGGTTGGTGTCCTCGCGTTGGGGTTGGATGCCCGAAAGCAGTGTAACGCCGATAAGGCGCATTGCGCGGCCGTACCGCTGCTGCCAGTCTTCGGCCTGTTCGTCGCGGATGTCGTCCACGATGCGCGCCGCGACGACGCGCTGTGTTTCGGCCATGCCAAGCCGTGCCGACTGGGCGACGGCACGGCGGACACGATCGATCGGGATGACCAACGCAGTCATTCGACACGCTCGACGCGGTAGCCCGGCCCCAGCAAAGCGCGGGCGAATTCGACGGCTTGCGTTTCGTTCAATTCGAACGACGCGTGCGTGAACGTGACCGACTTCGGGCGGATCGTGGAAATGCTCGATTCGATGATTGCGAACTGCTGTGCCCCGCGCGCTTTCAATTTGCCGCCGGTCGAAGTGCCGGCCTTGCCGGGCGTCGGGTAGGAGCATTCCAACACTGCGGGGT